ATAATTGCATTAATGATAAAGCCATAATTAAAACTCCTGTATCGATTCAGTCATATCTTTAAGTCGATGCTTAATAAAATAATTGAGCATTCTATCGCGACCCAAATATTGGTCACTTTCATACTTTGTTCTTATATTTATCTCGATTTTATCTGGGATACAACCGAGATCTATTAAAGTCTCATTGCGTTTAAAGTTTCTTAAAATTTCTCCTTCAAAAGCCTTTTCCGGTACTATATTTAGCCAATCCAGGATCCTCTTCTTCGACATTGGCTTTTGTCTTAGTCCTTCTACCAAACATGCGTCATTTGAAAGAATATTAGGTATACCGTCGCTTCTATCTCCATTTACTATTAAAGCGCGCAATTGTCCAGCCGGATCATCTTCTTTAATAAATTTTTTAGTTCGAGGCGACCATTGAAAAACATTAGGATATTTTTGCAATTGGATAAAATCTTTATCAGAAGAAACTATCAATATATTATAATCTCTATGGGAATATTCCTTACAAATAACCCCGATAATATCATCTGCTTCACATCCTTCTAAATTAACTACCCTGTAAGGCATATTTTCTGCTATCTCTTCTCGAATATTATCGAGTATTTTAAATAACGCTTGCCAATCTACACCTTGTTTATTTTCTTCTCTTGCTTTCTTTCTATTAGCCTTATAAAATGGATAAATTTCTTTGCGCCAATTTTTTCTGCTATCACAACAAAAAACAATATCTTTTCCGAACTTGGTACCAAATTTATTCTTGATCATTTTAATATTATGGAGAACCATATGCCTCATCGTGGCATCCTCTTTACCTGGTTCAAATTGTTTACGGAATGCCATAAAATTAGCAATTATCATCTGGTTATAATCAATTAGTATCATATTATTTTTTTAGTTTTTTAATTTTAATCTTCTTTCCCAGTTTTACTTTCTTTTCTTTTTTTGTTGTGATTATTATTTCACATTCTTCTATCATCATATCATAAAATTTAATTAATCTATTTTGTAAGGGTTTATTTAAATGACTGTAGGCTTCTGCAAAATCTACATCACCATCTTTGGCTAATTTTATTTCACTAGCCATTTCTACAATTTCAGATTTTAAATGTTTAGCTACAGGTCTTGAAATCTTATTATGTGTAATAAATTGTTTAAAATTATATTTCTTTTTAAAATTTTCTTCAAGTTGTTCGTCAACAATATCCTCTATATCATATTTTAATTTTTTTGCAGCTTCTCGAATTCTTTTCTGAATATCTGGTTTTACTTTATCTTTTGTTTCTACTGCTACCTTACGATGTTCGGCAATCTCTTCTATCTTTTTTAATTTTTGAATAAAAAGATCTTCATATTCTTCTGGTAAACTCTTTAATCCTCTTAATTTCATTCGCGCAATATAACCAACATGATTTCCAACCTCGATTAAATCTGTGATTTTAAGTTTCCCTGGAGATTTACTTTTTACTTTATTTTTTTTATAATATTCTTGAACAAACTCCATACTCTCTTTAAAATCAAAAAATTTATAATACCATCTAAAGGCTTCATGAATTTCAGATTTTAATTTATCGAGAGGCAAACTATCCCAATCAATAGGATCCGGTTCGTCGCCCATATATTTTGCGTTAATACTTCTTTTCGAAAAAGCCATTTAGCTACCTTCGTACTCTCCAAGTGATACTTTATGTAATTCTTTTATCTCGCACATAATATAATGCAAGATAATAGACATGATGCCTTCACATTTTTCCATATGATTTAAATTAATATGTATATAATTTAAGAGTTTGTCTTTCAAAATTCCCCCACCATATCCTAAAATACCGAAAGTTTCCATTCCGTTTGAATTGGCCCAGTCAACGGCTTCTATAAGATTTTTACTATTACCACTACCACTAAGAACTAATAACCCATCGCCTCTATTAGCATAAGTTACAAGTTGATGCTTAAATATATTATCATAAGAATCGTCGTTAGATGTAGCAGTAATGAAGCCGATATCATTGCAAAGAGATATAGCTTTGATTCTAGGTCTTGAAAGTCCATTTTCAATTGTCCCTTTAGTTAGATCTTGTGCGAAATGATTGGAATTACATGCACTTCCTCCATTTCCACATATAAAAAATTGTTTTTCGTTTATATATATGTTCCGAATAGCTTTTAATAACTCATCGAGTTGACCTTCTGAAACTAAATGCAGAGAACTACTTATAGAATTAACATGTGATCTCCATCCGGATCGTTCCTTTAATAATTCTATTTCTGAATTTACTTTAATATCTGGCATATTATTTGATGAAATATTATCTGCCCATTTTACATGTATATTTTTATTTTTCATTATAAAACACTATTCTTGTTCCCTGATTATCGAATCCAACATCAAATGTATCTAAAGTTCTATTTTTCATATGTATCTCTTTAGCATGATCTGTCATGAAAAGTATATAGCCACCTCCGCCAGCTCCACATATTTTAGATCCTGTTACCCAAGAAGCAGAATTTTGCATAATGGCTTTAATTGCATCATTAGTAATTCCTTTGGCCAGAGTGTTTTTAATTTGCATGGATTCATTCATGAGTATTCCAAAATCATCGTACTGTCTGAGATCATAATAATCTAAAGCTTCGGTACAAATGTCATATATTTTATTATATTTTTTTATATTTTTTTCAATAGAATTTATCTGAGAAATAAGAATTGAAGATGATTGTCTATGCTGGCCAGTATTAACCAGAACAAACTTTCTTTCAAACTCTGCATCATATTGTAATTTTTTAATTTTTACACTGCCATCTTTAAAAAACCGAAAATGGTTAAAACCGCCGTAACTAACCGCAAATTGATCTTGCTTCCCAATCGGCTTATCTAAGATTTCAAGCTCAATATGACATGCTAGATGCGCTATATCGGCCTGATTCATTGGAGCCCCGATCCAAGTACTTATAGCATTTATTAGCCCGACCAGAATACTTGAAGAAGAAGCTAAGCCAGATCCCTCAGAAGGAATATCTGCTAATGTTGTAATTTCGAGACCGGATTTTACATCAAAATATCTAAGAACCTCTCGAATATATTCATGTTCAATTTCATCAACATTATCGACAGTTTCTTTTTTAGTATAATTACAAACAAATTGGTCTCGATATAATCTATTTAATATAACATAGGTAGATTTATCGATAGCAGCATTTATGACTTGACCGCCATCAGGTGCCGTAATATAATATTCTGGAATATCGGTTCCGCCCCCGAAAAAACTAATCCGTAAGGGTGTTTGACAAACTAACAATTCTCTTCTTCAGTTCAGTTGATGAATAATGATGAAATCTTTTACAATAATAGAGTTCAATATTTTTTAAGATACATGTATTATACCCCGTTATGAATTTATTGTCACGGGAATAATCTTCACCTAAAAATCTAATATTAATTTCTATTGTTTTTAATATATTTTTAAGATCTTTTTCTGATTCATAAGGAATAATTTCATCAACATATTTACATCCTTTTAATTGTATGAATCGTTCAAAGACTGACTGTACTAAATCTTTTTTGTGAGCGGGACTAGTGTGAAGACCAACGATTAAATAATCACAATTTTTCCTCGCTTCTTCTAACATTACAATATGCCCTGCATGTAATAAATCAAAAGCGGATGCTGCAAATCCTTTTTTCATAAGACCGTTGATATTCTTTCGGCATCTGATTGTTCTTCGAGTTCATCTTCAATATCCATTAATTCAAACATCTCTATCCATTTAGGAGCTCTATAATCCCAACTATAATATTTGTCAGCATGTTTTTTGGCCCGGTCTATAATATCTTGTGTTTCATCATCCCAATATGTATCTAATAATTTATCTATTTCATCAGCAAATCTATAACAATGTTCTATTTCATCTTTAATATAAGGATACATAAATGCATGATCAGAACAAGTCTCTGGTAACGCTCCTAAACTATTTGTAAGCATTAATGTTCTGGAAGACATTGCTTCCATAGCAGTTCTACAAGAAGTTTCTTCCCATATACATGGATAAGCCCAAATATGCATATCTTTCCATTCTTCTCTTAAAGGCCTTCCTTTAACAATTTTATGTAAGGTCATATTAGGATTTTTTTCAATATGATCAAATAATTCTCCGTATGGTTGATCGTTTTCTTTCCACCCATAAATTTGAAAACTTGAATATACATGTAAATGCCAATCATCTCTTTCGAGTTCATGTAAAGCATTACATAATACATGTAAACCTCTTTGAGGTGTAGAAGCATAAATTAAATTTATTTTACCTTCTCTAGGTTTTTCATAATGTTCAAATGGAAATATTGCTGTTTTTTGAACTTCACAACGATCCATTGGTAAATCATATTTTTCTAGAAAAGTATGCATTTGCCAATAACTCGAAAAGATTAATTTCTCAAATTCTTTTGCACCATCTTTATTTTTTAAAAAATCATGTCCGCCACTTCCATCTTTTGCTAAATCATGAAACCACCAAATTCTGGGCAAAATAGTTTGAATATTTTCTGGATATAATCTTGATATTATCCATTGATAATCTGTTTTATATTTTTTAGGTAAATGCGACCATAATTCTAAGGTTGTTAATTCTGTTCCCCCAAAAGAATTCTTGGCCATATTATTTTCTTTTCTTTGAGGTATTGTTTTATCTTTATAAATGTCTTTCATACGTTGATCTTGAATGTTCTAGGACTGTTTGAAATATGATCTATTAATTCTTTGTGAAAATTTATATTTGCTTCTCTACATTCTTCTAAAGAACTTTTATATTGTCTTTGTTCTTTATCTTGAATAGTTTTCCACCAATCAGTTGTCGGGCAATATAAAGGTTTATGTTTTAAACCGTAAAATTTAGAACACCAAGGAAAAGCTACAACAACCTTTCCCAAAAGAGTTGCCCAATAAGCACCGTGATAAGAATTTGTAACAACAATATCTCCACTTGCGATAAATTCTATTGTTTCTTCAAAATTGATTTCATTGTTTACTTTATGAGGATAATCCCAAGTTTCTGGAGGCATACCATGGACAACATTCATTGGAAGCGAAGCATGAGTAAAAAATACAATATCATATTTGGTTTCATATTCTTTATCAAAAGCTTCATGCATACAACTCGCACAGGGAACCCATCTTGCAGCTGGTATCGATTGATATATATGTGGATGATGATCACGTATGCCCAATAAATCAAATGATCTTATATAACCCGGATACGTTATATTCATTGGCGGTATACATTGTACTTGTTCATCTAAACAAATATACATATGTTCGCCTAATCCCCATCCATATATTCTATAATTAGAATTTTTTTGATGTCTCAGAACGTGAGACATTGGTCTCATTTGACCTATGAGTCCTCCACCACCGTAAATGACGTTTTCATGGGGTGGTGCATAATCATATTCTAATTGAAAGATATCTTTTTGATTTCCCGGTAAATCAAAATACTTTGTGGGGGTACTGTACGAATCACCTATGTTAGTTTCATCTGTCCTAAATATATTGGTAAACTGTAATTCCATAGAAAGGTATATTCATGCAAGATTTAAATGATTTTGGTTTTAGTACTGTGAGTGAACAAGAATTTACTTCGGCTGCTAAAGAACCTGAAGAGAAAGTAGTTACTGCTGCGGTAGAAAAAGCCAAAGCTGGACAAATAAAAGAAGTTGAGGGAACTGTAAATAAAATTTGGAGTTTGCTGGACTATCATTATGAAGATATTGATAAGCATAAAGAAAAATTAAATAAAGAATTCAGTAGGTGTATGAAAGAAGTAGAAGATTTAATTGTACCTCTGCTAAATAATTTAGCAAAATCTTCCACTAATGAATACATATATTGGCCTGGTAGGCGGGAAATTTTAGAAACACAGATTGAGAAAATTACTGCACATACTCGAGATGTAAATATATTCACTGAGTAACTCCGTATTTACAAAGATAGTAAGAATCAACAATATCGGTTGCAGGGTTGCCATTTTCTTGAACTAATTCAAAATTATCCGGCTCTGCCTTCCATGATTCTAGCATAGCTTCTTTATTAGAATTTCCCTTACCTGTTGCGAACTTCTTAATAACAGTTGGAGGAACTGTTTCATAGCGGAAACCATTCTGTTTTAATTTTAATTTCAAAATACCAACATTTTCCGCGATGTTAAAAACTCTGCCGGTAGACCCATAAGAATAATCTTCTAGTATAACTTTCTCAACTCTACCATTATGCCAACGTAATGCTTCTATGGTCCAATCAGCTAAAAAAATATACTTATCTATTAATTTTAAATCTTTTGGTAACTTATAACAATTTACATTTTGAAGGGTGGCCCACCGAGGCCTCCACTTATCCAAAGCAAAAAAACTAAAATTACAATCAATAGGATTAATTGTTCCATCTTTTTTAAATATACAAATACATGGGCTGGTTGTAGAATAATCTATTCCTGCGCAAATCAATTAAAATCCTAACTGTTGTAATTCTCTTATGCTATCTTTTGCAGATGTATGTAATATCGCAATGCCACCTTTGGATTTCCATTCAGCTACGTTTGATTCAGAATCATCGATTAAAATATTCGGTGATAAATTTTCTTCAACAGCATAATATTGTTTTTCTCTCTGAAAAACACAATGAATCCTTACGGGGAATAATTTATAATGTTTAAAAATCCATTGCATTTTTTGTATGCGACATTCTGGAAAACCAGAGTCGTTAGGGATCGCGGTCAAAACATGCCAATCAAATTGCCCGGAAATATGATTTATTAATTCATCTGCATCAGGCATTTTGGGAAGAGAAAAGAAAAAATCTTCGGGGAGAAGTTCCCATCTGTTTGCCCATTCTTTTTTAGTATTAAATTTGTCAATGATGGGTTTATCAAAATCTGATAAAACACCATCCATATCAATAAAAACTTTCATAATTAATCGTATATAAAATTCATTTCGCCTTCAAGGCCCACTTTTTCTTTATATGCTTTATCAAGAATATCTTCTAACCAGAGTTTGCCTGTAAAAGCAGGCGCATTCTCAATATCTTTCCACAACTCTTGGATTGCGGGAACACCTAATGATTCAGTATGTTTTTCAAGAACCTTAACACACTCATCAACATATTTTTCAAATGTTGTTTTCATAATACCCTCTATTATACATCATTAATAAGTAAATTTCAACAAAAAAATTTTAAATCAAATCTACAACTTCACATCCACCGGGACTTGCACAAGCTTGTGTTTGTGCTCCGGCTGTATGGTCTTCTTTTTCATAATCACTTAATTTATCCCAATTTACATTTTTGGGCATTTTTAATAATAATTCTTTATACTGTTCTTCATCGCAATCTTGGTAAGGAGCTTGTTTATATGTATGTTCACTGAATGGTAAAAATGAAATGCCGCTAATAGAATCAAAATTATCCCAAACCCATGAACCTACCATCATCCATTCGTGTTCCTTAACCGATATTGTAATAGATGGTTTATGCTCACACCAATGATCTTGATATACTTTCCACAATTCTAATTGATCTATAGCTGTCATATCGGTTCTACATATAGCCCCTTTTGGGCTTTTTTGTGGAAAAGAAAATACTGCAGTATGTTCTGGTTTTGTTATATCAGGTTCATTCGGAAACTTAGCTTCTTTCATAAACTTACATAAAGGATCTTTATTATCGGCTCGTACAGTTCGTATATAATAGGGATTATGACGAGCATGAATACCACTAGCACTATCAACGAGCTGAGAAACAGTTCCACTCGGTTTGACACAAGTAACTGCTGCCGATCTTGGGATCCCCAGTTTTTCAGCCCACTCTTTATTTGTTTCGATAGCGACATTTCGGAGTTCCTCTAAAAGTTTACCGGTTTTTAACATTCCCCTTTTTCCATTTGTTAATTCATTATCCATTATTCCGGTAAGCGATACTCCCAGAAGTCGTTCTTCTTCGCAATTTCTGGCCCATTCTTTTGTAAGATATTTGAAGTTAGTGAGAGTTGATTGGAACGTTCCAAGTATGGTTGCATTGCGCACTTTATCTTTGAGACATTGGCGAGTGTCCCGTCCTCGGACAACGACTTCAGATAAGTTGCAAAATTCCCGTGACCGTAAAATGATCTCGCTGCATGGATTTGTGCCAAAGTCCTCTCTGGGATCTCTTCTTCTAATAAATCCTCCATGTTCATCTTGTTCCCTTTCATTTAATTTTTGTACTTGTCGACTAGCTGAATCTCCATTATATATTCCCCGTTCTCCAGATTTTGAATCATAAAGAGATAACCATTCTCTCATAAAAGTACCGGCATCTGGTTTTTCTTTATAATTGACAGAATTGTTTGCTAAAGCACGCTGTACATTAATTTTATACCATTCCCCATGTTTTGCAAATCTCATTTCGCGATCATTAAGATCACTAAGACTAATAAGCGCGCTCCTTCGAACGCCTCCTACAACAACTACTTCCGCAGTCTTACAAATAATATCATGACATTCAATTGGTTTAAGTTGTCTTCCTGCGGCATTTGAAATTATCCCTGTTACAAAATTAAATAAATCTACTAATGGTTCGGGGCCAGAAGCTCTACCCCCAAAAGTTTTCAAAGGCATGCCTGCAGCTCTTACCTTGCTCATATCCCATTTAGGCTTTTGACCTTGATATAATAATGAGACTAATTCCTTATAAGCTTTACACCAACCCAATTTACTATCTGCAACTACTATGGTGGTATCTGTTGGAAAAAATTCTTCTGCGATAATTGGCATTTGATTTGTATATTTTTCTTCAACAGAAAAACCAACTCCTGTTCCATTCATTAAAACATACATAATTTCATCAAACGTTCTTTGATTATCACATTTTAAATATGAACAATTATACCCAGCAACATTTTCTTTTTTGAGAGGTTCGCCAGCCGTCATTAAACATCTCATAGATGGCATAACTTCTAAATTTAGAACCGCTTCTTCTAATTCTTTTCTTACCTCATCAGAAAAATCATAATTACATTTTTCTTTTAAATCTTCTTTAAAAAAATCAAAATATCTTCCAATTGTTTCGGACCATTTTTCTCTTCTTTCTTCATCATACCTCCATCTCGCATATCTTGAAAGATGTATAAATGATTGATATTCTGTGGGTAAGTTCATTCATTTTCCTTGTGTTAAATTTTTTCTAGGAATTCTTTTTGTTCTCGATTTGATAAACCCTCAAGGGCAAATGCTTTGCTGTCTGATAATTCATACTTTATTACTTCCATTTCTTGTTTAGAAAATGTTACAGCATCTTTACTATAATCTTCAAATGCTTCACAACATAAAGGAAATTCGGGTTTGATTAATTGATACATTGCTGTAGCATAATCCTGAGTTTCTTTCTGCGTATGATTATCCATTCTTAATTTACAAAAATGAAAAAAATTATGTAAATCTATTTTCCAAATAACCTCAGTATAATTACCCACCGGTAGCACAGAGCGAGCCAATTCTCGAGCCAAATCAAGTTCTAATAAATTGTGATAGGAGTGAATAGCATTATCATATATGCGATTAAATTCGAATTTAACAAGACCTTTTTGCTCAATCTCTTCACCTCTACCCTGATTGTTTTGGGTTGATTGTTTTTGTATATCATCGTCATGAGGAACGTAAAAGTCTTCACTCATCAACGAATATCGTCCTGAATATTCATTTAAATTCGCCGTCCGATGCCGAATTATTTGTCTCATAACAAAAATGGGTAATTTTAAATAGAATTTTACTTCACACATTTCAAAAGGAGATGTGTGTTTATGCCTCATTAAATATCGAATTAAATTACGGGTCTCACTAACTTTTTTTGTACCTTTGCCGTAACTTATTCGGGCGGCATCGACTATATCTTCATCACTTCCCATAATATCTAATAATCTAACTAGTCCATCTTCATGAACTTTCACTTCTTCATTCATGATCTTTTCCACTGGTTAAATTTTATTCTTGCGGGAAGGCCGCGATAAGTATTCATATTTATTATATCAATAATTTCCAAAATATCCATTTCACCCACGACCATATCATTAATATCTTTAAATTTAACTGTGTCTGGCCATATGCAAACCGCGAAACCTTTTTTAATAGATTTTTCTATTTTAAATACAATTTCTTTATTTCTTGGTTCATTATCATATACAAAAACAACGTTCTTAGCATAAAACATACTAACATCATCCAAATCGCTGCCGGCCATGGCAAGAGAATTTGGAAGAAACATGCTATCAAACGGTCCTTCAACAATGTATATTAATTCATCTTCTTTTATTTTATCTAATCCGAATATTTTTGTAGCGCTCTTATCTATTTTAATAGTAAAATATCTTAATGTATTATTTTCTAAACTTCTACCCTGAGCAGCAATTAGTTTTCGATCTTTACTAAAAAATGGAATAATTATTCTGGGATCATTTGCTTTTAATCGCGCAGCTAATTCTACATCATATTTACTCACCCAACTTTTAAAACAATCTGCAAAGTACATATCACTATAGCGATCTTTGGGCAACATTCTTACATCACAAAATTTTACGGCTGGATGATCTGGATCCAAATCAATTAATTTTGGCGCATCTATTTTTGTAAAAACCGGTTTTCTAAAAATAGGAATTTTTTCTTGATAAACTGGAGTACCGTTTTCTTCTTTATAATTTTCAAATGAATATTGTCTTGATAAAGTAGGATCTATTTTGTCTAATAAAAATTTTAACGATCCGCCGGCTCCGCAATTATGACATTTAAAAATTAAGTTATTTTTTTTATTAAAAAGATAACCTCTTGCTTTAAATTGATTTTTTTGAGAATCTCCACATATTGGACATCTAAAATTATATAAGTCTCTGGATTTTCGGGCAAAACGAGATAAACGGGAAGAAAGCAAATTAGTATACTTGTGGTCGATATATAGACTCATTGTGCTCTATATTTTAGAGTTTAATTTAATAATATATTATAGTATGATTTAAAAGAAATGTCAAGATAAAAAAAGGGACCAGTGGTCCCTTTTTACTCGCTGTGGATTTTATTAAGAATTTTTAAACATTCTTATAATTTTTATGATTTCTACGCCAGCATTAATTGCTTCTTCAACTACTACGTCAAGATCATCTGTTAGATCTTGTAATTCAAATTCATCTTTAGCAAATTGAATTAATTCTTCGAATTCAGTATCATCTAAATCTTGTAATTCAACTAAAACATCTTCAACATGATCCATAGATGATCCTAATCTTTTCAAAGGATCAATAAACTTTTTTGCATCCGACCATCCAATATCACCTGCTTCCATTGCAGTAACAGATGCTTCACTTAATGCGAAAACGAAAGCCAATACATCTTTCGTTTCTTGTACTCCTGCCATAATATACCTTTCTAAATGTTATGATTGGGATGGGAAGGAAAAATTCTTCTTTGTTCCCTAATTCCCATAGGTTCAAGTCTTTTTAAAACTTCCCCTTTCCTCTTCTTTTTTCTTACGGGTGGATCATCGCCTGCTTCAGCACTTCCAGCTATTCCACCTGCGGCCATGGCATTAGCAGGAGCATCTTCTTTAACTTCCTTATGTTTAAGAAAATCTTTAACCATTTGAAGATCCATATCATGTAATTTTTTCCAATTCGGATCATCAACCCATTTAATACCAGATTCACGGTCAGCTTCCATGTCGCCTTCTGCTAGAAAATCTCCTTCTCCCCACTCTTGGAGTATATCTTCATATAAATTTGAAAACTTTTCTTCCAATACTTTTTCATCTGCTAATATTTTTAGATTTTTTTCTTCGCGAAGAAGTAACAAGGCTGCGGCATAGGTAGCAATTGTTGTTTTTCCAAAAGGTATCTTACCTAACAATTTCTTCAAATTGAAGATAAGAGTGTCCATCATAGTATAGGCATTTCTTTGTTCTATAGTAGTAAAGTCTCTTTTTTTAATGAGGACTTTACCATTCTTATCAATAATACCCAGCTTATAAGCATCTGTTTTTTCAAATCTGGTAACTAATCGTTTAAGGAAGGAAAATAGAAAATATAATTCTGAACCCTGTATTAGCACATTTTTTAGACCCATGAAAATCCTATAACCGTCTTAATTGCTTTACTACGTGTTGATCTAGTGTTATATCACTTTCTCTGATATTTGCACCTTTTATGCTGCGAACAACTTTTGGCATTCTTTTTAAATATATTAAAAAAGGTTTTAACACATGCCAACTATTTTCATCAATTTTATAAAATAATATTCGGGTCGCAGCTTCGTTCTCGAATAAATTATATATCATAATCAAGTGGTTAAGAATTAATCTTTGTTTTAATTCATGAGTTGTTAGATAATGATTTAAAAGCCTTTTTAAATATTTAAACCTTTTCATATCATCTCTATAATCCTCAGTACCGATACATTGAGGATTATCGTAAAACTTCATGCAATATAATTCTATATTATCTTCATTTATATCATCAAAATTCACTTTTTCACTTTTTTCACTTTTGAACTTTCAATCACATTATTAGTTTCAGTTTCTTTATTTTCAATCATACTTAAATAATGATTCGAAACTTGAATTGCACCGTCAAGAGAAGAAAGCGTCCGATCTAATTGTTTAATTTCGTCAGACGCTTGATCTAATCTTGTTTGAACTTGGACTCTATCTTTTTGTAAGAATTCCAATTGTTTTACAATTTCACTTTTATCTATCATAATAAATCCATAAATTAAATATTAATTACGAAACATTGTCCCAAAGTAAAAGATATTTGGTCAGGCCAGATACACATACTTTTATAGCACCGTTTGCAGGACCGGTATTTGTACTAACAGTATTTTCACCGGTAGTTAAAAATGGTCCAACATTAGCACCAGCTGCGGCACTATAACCACCTCCTGGAGTAGCATCCCAAGCAAAGGCAACATTTTGTGAAGTTCCCGTTAATGTACTTTGTACATCAAACTTAATGAATGCTGTAGGACTCGCGCTAGGTGAAGCTACGGTATTGGCATGAGATAAAATCATGACATATGAGTTACCAGAATCGGCACTATCCCATGTATTTAAATCAAGTGTACCTCTTATAGCAGATGTTTCTGCAACAAAGGCAACATTAGCATCATGTATAAAAACTTTTGAGGCGGCAGCCGTTAAAGTTCCAACATTAGCTTGAGTTGCTCCTGTACCTTTTGCATCAACAGTAATTTGTGATGTGGTAATATTATCAAAAACATCGGTAGATGAAGGAGTAATATTGGCAGTGTGTGTGGTTTTGTGAACTATTTCCTCAGTGGCTGCTGCTGTACCAGTAACGGTATGAGTAACATTTGCTAAGAAATCTTTAACTGTGAGTTTTTTGTTCACAGGTGATCCGCTCGGATCATCGATAATATGAAGTAAATCTTCGGACGCCGCTTCTGACGCGGGCGTTAACGCGGTTATTTTCTTATCAGCCATTTTTCTCCTTGCTGGCTTTTGCAGTGGGACTCACCACCAGTTAAAATCATGCTGAGAATCGCTCTTGCGAAGGGTCTTTCTCAGACATCCAAATATTTATGATACCAAACCTAAGCGTTCTAATTCATCTATAATGTCCGCGGCTGTTGTTGCCCCGGCAATAAAAGTAGAATTAGCTGCAACGGGAGCTGTACCATAAAATCCAACTATATCGGTCGCGCTACCTATTTGTACGCCACCTCTAAATCTCATTACTGTAGTATTAGCTGAAATATACATATCTTTTTCGACACCATCTTCGAGTGCCATATCTATACCAGATTCTAATTGCATATTTCCGGTTTCAGAAAAGTTACTAGTAAAAGAACCATTATCTGGAACGCTATCTTCTATTAATAGACTGCCTTGAAAATCTATTCTTGATTCTATCAAACCAACAATTTGCCATCGGTCAGTTATCTTGTGTCCGGTAACTGTATCAAATTTAATACTAACGCCATTGGCAAGGGCTTGATCAGTTCCATCAATATCAACAGTTGATGCACCTGTTGAAGTATCTCCATCTCTCCACCATTTAAAAGTGTCATTGGCGGTTATGGAAGTACCATCAATTTCAACATGCCATACTGAATTTTCTTCTAAATCAAAGGTTCCTAAAATAACTTTTAAATCATCTACTTCACCTTTTATTATTTCAGGCTGTAAAGCTGTTTTAGAATTTCTTAAATTTATATCTCTGGCAACATTTGTATCAGCGCGAGATTGAATTTTATTAGCAACACTTCTTGTAGTTTTATCCGTAGATAAAGCTGATAATAAATTATCTAATCTTATCTTTTTATTAACCGGATTCCCAATTGGATCATCTACTATGATTAATAAATCTTCGGAGGTAGGAGATTCATGGGTATTCAGTGCTGGAATTGATTTATCTGCCATTTATTTCTCAAAAATTTTCTGTTTCAAGTTCTTTCAGTTCAGGTACTTCAACGTCCACGGATTCGGCTGTCGTTAAAATATCATCGCAAGCACTAATTGCACCCGCGTAAGCTTGTATATTAGCTTTTATTTTCTCAATTTCTCGGAGCTGCACCGAAAGCCGATTTTCGAGCTCGGCTTTCGCTGCGACATGTTGATTGCGTTTTTCAACAATTGTGCTCACATTTATATTTTCAATATATTCCATAATTTAATTTAATATTTATGTTATGGTTAACGTTTGTGCTGTTAAACCTGAAAGTACCAACAAAGCAACTGTTGTTCCATCGGTTGTATCTTTCATTGTACCACTATTTAGTACGACATTAGATCCGCCTAATGTAAGAACATCGCCTGTTACGACTGTCTGAGCCGCAACTGAAAAGGTAAGTCTGTTTGTTCCTGTTCCTGATGCATATACAGCAACGTGTGGTCCACGACCAGAACCAGCTCCCTCGTTACCATTTGCAATGGAAACTGAAGGTGCTCCGGTAACTGTCACTCTTTCATCGTAAGTAACCTGAACGGATACTGCTTTTGATCCGCCTGTGATTGCTGCAGCAGTAAATCTCATTGATGTAATAGATGGTGCTGCAAGTGTTGTACCGAGACCGCCCATGGCAACTAAAATTTCGGGGGATGCTGAAGCGTTTTTACTCGCTTTAGTATTAATAGCCCACCCTTGATCAGTCGCAAAGACGTCTTGTTTGTTATATGTAGCACCTTCTGTAGTACCTATGTATTTTGGTTTTTGCGCCTGTGTACCGGCAGCTGCTTTTCCCCATAAAGGCATTATGTCTCCTTGTTTGTTTAAAATATTTATAACAACTTTTTAAATTCGCGTATAGAAATATTATCTATATTAGAAATCTCTTTATTAAAACATTGTTCTTCCTGAACATGTATAAAATCAACTTCAGGAAAATAATCAGTAAACATTACTTCAAAATTTTGAATCCACCCTGCTGCTTTCACCGGTAATGCATAACTAGGGGCATAGCAGTCTGTGTCTTTATATATATTGTTTACTTTTCCATTATTTATGTTAAAATCAAAACCCATTAAATAAACCTTGTCGGGTTTTTCATTCTCACAACACAACCAGGTTGCAAGAGGTCCTGAATCTAACAAAGGTATATGTTTAAAATCATCTACTACGTTTATCTTATCTTCTTCTGTTATCCATGTGAACCAATAGCAAGGATTTGTTTGTAAATCCATTGTATGTGTATCATCGTGAAAAACTCTACTAATTTCTTGGCCGTAATGAGCGAATTTAAAATCTGTTTTTTTATTCTCTATTACTTTTATTCCGGGCTCTAACGTTGACCGAAAAACAGGATACATATCAGGATCCAGTAACTGAAAATTCCTAAACCAACATTGATTTAATTTAGGATATTGTGATTCCACCAACTCATGTAACATTTTATTATCAATACATATAAGATTGGTTGGTGTCCAATCCCTATACATCGCATTGCATCCATATGTTGTATGATCTAATAACAAATTAAGGTCAAAATCTTTACGACTTTCACCATTCCCAATCACTATAAACATATTTGATTGTTATGCAGCCGAATTTTCCTTAGTTCCCATAGGCTCTGCTGGTTTGGGTGAAGCATATGTAAAATGCCCTGCTTTATCCCTAGTAATTGTTCCTGCTTCTGCCATATCGTCCAACAATTTTTGTACTTTTGCTGGGCTACATCTTAATGTTCTGGCAATAGTTGAAGCTGAGGCGGGTTCATCGGAAACAGCAAATTCAGCGCCAACTGGTTCACCATCAATACTAGCATAAGAACTTCGGAACAATTCTAAAACTTGATCTTGTAACGAAGTATCTTCATTTGTTTCAGATATTTTGTTCTTAAATTTTCGAACAAATGCTACTCCTGTACTTTCTTTCATTTTCTCCTGTTCTGGTTCCATTTTTATTTTATTATTAATTTTACCATTTTCTTTTACTTTGGATTCATCTTCATCATCTTCTTTCTTCATTGCTTTAGAAACTGCTTTCCTTTTTTTATGTAAAAATTTATCAGAATCATCTGCATCACCATCATTATCAATATCTTTATCTTTGCGATTTTTAAACTTCTTTTGAACAGCATCCGGTTGAACAGCATCTAATCCTTCGCCATCATCATCCTTATCATTCTTATTAGTTTCTTTAGTTATTATCGGTTCTACTGGTTGCCTCTTACCTAGAATTTCTTTGGCTTTTTCATAAGCTAATTTTTTAATTTTTTCTTTAAAAATTCTACGTCTGGCATCAATTCTTTCAGTGGTATGTTCTTCGTCTCCTTCAATCATTTGACCGACTGGTTCATAACTACCGGCCATGGCACCGAGAGCTGAACCAACAGCACCCATTACTTTTCCTTTTGTAGAGGTCGCCACAGCTTTTTTCATGGAAGGATCATCTGATAACCTTGCCTGAGCCAGTTTCTTTCTGGCTCTTTCTTTGCCTTCCGCATCCATTCTTTTCTGTTGGGCTTTATCTGCGGTTGATGCAGTGGCACCTCGTTGTTGATCGGCTTTAGTTTGAACTCCGGCAGTCTTTTGAGTTTGAGCGGCAGCTGAAGCTTTTTGATCTTTTACGGCTTTATCTGAAATTCGATCTGCATCTGATCTCACAGTCCGAACTCCGGCAGTTTTGACTGCTTGTGAGGGCCCGCGCGCGAGATCCTTTACGCCCCTCTTTACAGCGGATCCAATTTTTTTCAATAGGCCCGGTTTTTGTTTAGCTTTCAGTTCTACTGATCTTTCTTTCTCTGACTCAATATCATCTAAATTATCCTGATGTGTCTGCATTGCATCGTTTTTACGTACCAGTTTATCTTTTTTGTTTTGTGTTCTGCCAGCTGCCGTCATGAAGTTCGGTAATTCTGCTAACACTTCCTCATCTTCTAATTGATTTACAAAAGACGCGAATGAAGTTTGTTCATCTTCATTAAGAGAATTATACATTTCGATGACTTCGTCAACAACTCTTTCGGTTATATCTGAATCATCCGTAATCATTTGACCGCAAGCTTTTTCTAAATCTTCTAATTCACATTCATCTGCTAATTTTTGAACTTCGGGTGAAGGAGCATCAATTGTTCCCATTTTAGTAGCATAAGCAAGAGAAACTAATCTGCGCTCTGTATTTTTAATTAACCTCTCGCCAATTTCTCCCCATGTTAATTCATGATATTTTTTATACATCCCTTCAAGAATAAATTTATGAGAAGGAATTTCGCATTCATCATATTGCTCTGTTTTCATTTTTTTCATAACCGAATTAGCAACTTTTTGATCGGTCATTAATACCATCAAAACACTTTGTCGTGCTTCTTCTGACATCTTATCTAGATAAGGTGCTAATTTATCATAATCTTTTTTAGATACTAACGAAGCAGCTCCTTCGATTGAGAGTCTATCTTTTCCTCTAACGGCTTTGGCTAATTCTTTAATTTGTTTAGCTATTCCTTTTGATGTAGGTAATTCTTTTGATTCTATTTCCATTTCTAGATCACACCACCCACAATGTTCTTCAATATCATGATAATTATTAATTACCCTTTTAGCCCATTCCATATTTGTTACTGTATCTTGTTTCTTGGAAAAATCTGGCTCTTCTATTCCTTTAATCTTCTTCTTCAAATTGTCATCCCTGTAATCTTTTTTATTCTCGCTTTTTTTCTGCTTCAGTCTTTTTTCATCAACTGGCATCCAACTTTCTTTTTTAGCGTACCAGTCGTCCTTTCTCCTCTCTTGGTCGCTTTTTGGAGCCGGCAATGAAACTTTTTTCTTTACAGGTGCTTTTTTGTGCATTTGAGGATTTGCGTCTTTGTGAGCTGCATAAGCATCATCTCCTTTATACCAGGCAGCCTTGACATCATCTTGATAATCTTCCGATGCCTGAAATGCCGCGGCGAATTTATTGCCTTGTTTCTCTCTCTTTGCTGCCAACTCACCTTCTCTTTTCCTTGGTGTGGGGTTGTCGACAACCCTCTTCTTTTGTGCGTCTCTTGCGTCTGCTGCTTTATTATAGGCTGTGTTTCTTGCGCGTTGTAACAGTTCTTTCGAAACTTCGTTGACATCATTCTGCTTCTTTGACATCTGGGACATCGCCGTGTCGTGTGCTGCAGGATTGCTAGCAATAGAAAATTTCCTTACTCCGCCTTGCTGAGTTTGAAGTTGTTTTTTCTTTGCTGCCGCGGCTGCTTTTACTCGTGCTATAGCTGGATCCATTGCTTCATCTGCATCTACAGCCTTAGTAATTGCTTTTCTTTTCTTATGTAAAAACTTATCAGAATTGTCTTCATCTCCATCAGCGTCTATATCAACATGATCATCATCTGAACGATCTTTCCAATCTTGTTTAACTGCATCTTTGTCTACAGGAGCGAGTTTTTTCTCTCTGATCATTCTAACATCTTCTGCGGTTACCGCGCTCCATTTTGCGGGATAATATTTTGACCAGTCCATCAGTTGCTCCTACTTGCAATTATTTTCGAAAGAATTTTATTATGTCTTTCGGTTTGATTTAATCTTTTTTTATCTTGTTCGAGTTTAAACTCCTCTTCGGGAGTCAAATTCACAATATATTGTCTATATTTATCTGTTCCTAATTCTAACTGTCTACCTTCGGAAGTTCGATTCTTATTCCATTCTTTTAAACCGAGAAGTTTTTGCAATTTATTACTAACTGGATCTTTAAAGTCAACTTCATCTACAGGAAGAATATCTACCATTTCTTGTAAATATGTAAAATCTGTCTTATTAAAATCAACCATCCCGGACCCTTCATCTAATATTGTTATATAATCAGATGTCTTTTTAATAAGTCCTCTTAATGCTGAAAGTTCCCAAAGTTTTACTTTTTCCGTTATTAATTCATACCTTCCAAAAAATTCTTGACATTCTTTTAAACATCCTTTAATATAGGATATTTCTTGATAATTATATGGTAAAGATTTTATATAGTTAAATATTGTAGCGGCTCTCTTATCTACACAAAATGTCTCTCCTTCAAATTCAACATGTTCCATCCATAAACTCTCTTTAACATCATCATCGGGCATGGGTGGATACTTCACTGGACGCATTTTGGGCATATTAGCAGAAATAAAACTATCCGCGGCCTTTTTTTGTTGTTTTGGGGTTGTGGCCTTGTTTTTTCTTGGTGGTAAACTCTGCGGCCGTTTTATGCTCGTATTAAGCACTTCCGTAGTACTAAGTTTTTCTTTTATTTGTTTTTCCATTACACTGAGTTTCATTTGTTTTCTTAATAATTGATATAAACTTCTACTGTCTCTTTCACTTAAAGTATCGGGTAAACCCGTTTTAAACGCTTCGAAATCGCCGTCTATAGCGAGAGATCTTAATTTAGATGCAGACATACCAGTCGCATCATCAGCATCAGGATCTCTTTCTCCTGCACTTTCTATATCTATTTTTTTAAAATCATAAAAACCATGCGGCTTATCTTTAACGCCGTTATATTGAGTCAAGAGTTTTTTAAAGTCATTTATTCTATCACTTCCAACAACCATAATGATTTGTTTATATCCTTCATCGTGCAATAAAGAAGCAACTTTCAAAACATCTCCAGGCTGCTCCTTGGAATATTTAAAAATATTTTGGCCTCTTGGCTTAAACATTTTCTTCATCCATTTGACTTTATTTTTATAGTCTAATGGATTTTTTTTCGAATCTTGTGAGGAACTTAAAAAAACAAATGCATCGGCCCGACTTCGAGAAGCCGCTGTTACAATTTTATTAACTAAAATCTCATGCCCGGTTGTGGGCGGATTAAACCGTCCAAATGTAAATATAGCAGTTTTTAACGTTCCTTCACGTAATTCGATGAATGTTGTCATTTATCCTCTTTATCCTCTTCTCCGGGTCTTACAATTTTGTGTTCCGCTTCTTTTTGAACCATTGACATGTAGGTATTTTGAACAGATTTATTTGCGTTCTGTTCTGACATATCCCGAATTTGTTCCTTAGTATATTTAAACCCTTTAGACTTTTTATCTACAATTCTTTTTACAGAATTTGCTAGATCGGTATAATCATCGTTTGAGAAAGGGCTCTCTCCGAAATAATTATGTTTATCAGCCATTATATTCTTCTCCTAATTTATAATTTAAAAATCGAATTACCAGTTTTCGCGATCTACTCTTGCGTCCGATCCTTCTTCTATTGCATTAAGCATATCTTTTAGCATTGGAGGAACTCTTCCCAGTTTGTGTCCCCTGCCAAATTTTTCCATATACTCTTCATAAATCTGGGCTAATTTATTTTTGGGCCTCGCCGGTGCAGCCTCGATACATTCTCTCAAAGCGTCTGTTATTTTTACTGACCATTGAGAACCTTCTTTCAATGCTTCAGTTTCTTTTGTAAAAATGGGTCTCATTGGTCCCACTCCTTTTCTGCGGTGAAATTTATTCTACTAAATTCCATCCTGTTAACTAATTTTAAACCTTTTTGATTATCAAAAGTATCTATAGCAACAAAACCTTCTGGTTTAGTTACTCTATACCCTGAAGGGGTTTTTATAAAAGTATTTGTTATTCCTTTTACTTCTTCTAATTTTTCAACTATAAAAAGTTTGATATTATTTATTAATGATATTAATCGAAATATGATCTCTATTTGATCCATGGAACCATTTAAAGTTTTCATATATCCATCAACAGTCATTTGTTTTCTTTGCCTACCTCTTTC